GCAGCTTTACCTCTAGCTACTTCCGCAGTAACTGCAGCAGACCACGCTCCATTACGCATAGCTCCTTCACGTATGTCTTTTAAATCTGTTAAATGAGTAGCTAAATCTAGTTCTACTTTTTTACTCGCTTTTTCTTGCAGAGCTTTTATTTTGTCTTGTACGTGTGGGTTCTCTTTAGAGGCTAACACGTAACCAGCTTTAAGTGCATTCTTTTCACTGTATCCTGCGTCAATAGCAGCGTCTTTTTGCGACATGCCTTTTGCGACGTTCTGTGCAAATTTTTCTTGTTTAGGTGTAAGTTTTTTCTTTTTCATTCAGGTCTCTAAATGCTAACAATAAACGTATATTATTATTTCTACGTTCTAAAAACTTTTCTTGAGTTTCGTTATTTTTACTAAGCAATAAGAGTTCAAAAGGAATAGCATATTCCTGTTCTCTGTAATACTCCTCTATAGTTTTTATCGACATAGACATAGTATAGCTTAATTCACAGCGTGTAGTTTTTGATTGTCTACATCATACACAGATAATTTTTGGTAAATATGCATAGGACAATCTAACATTGCTTCAACTACTAACGTGTCGTTGGGACAAAGAGGTCCCACAATTTTCAACCGCACATGAGGGTCTACCTTTTTACCGTGAGCATGTTCATGAATGGTTAACGGCAGAGCTGGATACAAAGTAGTTTTAGGGTCATAACCAAACTCTTTTACAGTCTTAAAAAAGTTCTCTAGTATTAACGTTCTGTTATAATCTAATTTGATAGCTTCAGCGTTAGCTTTAACTAAATCATCATAGGTCATAACTCTTGGGTCGCTGTAAAAATCTTCCATTATTGTATTCTCCAAACTCTTAACATTTTATCACCGTCTTCATAAACAGTACGTGTCGTTAATTTAACACGGTGTCTTTGGTTGTATGCACTGGCTGCAGTGCGTAGTCTTATAACTTCCTTTTCATCATCAAAAGGTATGGCAAAACTATCACCAATTTCAAGCCTGTGAAAACTCCACTTCAGTTTAAAGTTAGGTGGGGGTAGTTCTATGTTTTTATCAATTTTAGGTTCCATAAGTCTCTCCTATATATAGGTTATATATTAATATAAATCGTATTAAGAATATAGGCTAGATGTATAAAAATTTTAAAGCGTTTTAAGGCGTTGATGTAGTAACCCTATAGGTAGGTAGCCTTTATTAAATCAAAGCGTTACAGAGCGTTTACGTAAGCTTAGAGGCTATGATCGCTATAAAAAGGTACTTTATAAACTTTTAAACATCTGTATACGGATGTTTTATTTTTGACTGCTCTAAGTACCGCTTGAGCTATTTGATCTCGATGTTCTTCTATCCAAGTGTATAGACCTTCATCTTGTGCAAGTGGGTGTTTTGTATTTACCTTCACTAGAAGTCGTGCTGGTGTACCTTTAACTTCCTTTGGGTTATGGTAAACCATTTCCCAAAGGAGTTCGTAGTTGTCTTCAGCCTTTCTTAACATATCCCAGTTTAATATCATACTTGATATCGTTAAGATTTAATACGCCTTTATCTAAAACATCCTGTATAGTTTTTATGCCTTCGTATTGTTTCATACGCTCTTTATTTTTAGCAGACATAGGAACTTTATCAGTACGCTTTAGTTTTTGACTTGTATCGTAAGGGTCACGAGCACTGACCACGTTACAATAATTATTGGGTTTAGGAATATCTACGTTAGTTTGATATTGACGTTTCATATCTTGTTCCTCAGGTGTTACAGCTACCTTATAGAGCATGTTCCACAATCTTTGTTGAGCTTCTTTTGCGTCAGTAAAATTTTTGACTTTACGTTTAGCTAATTTGTTGTAGATTTCAACAGCTTGTTTAACAGGCATAGAAGGTGCCATACGAACAGGGTCACCCAAAGAAGGATATCCCTGTTTTATAGTATGTAACTGTGACATGTAAACTTTCACCGCCCTTGAATACTCAGGAGCGGTGAAGCATATAAATTCGATATCGTTATGCTGCTTTGGCATATTCGATAGCTTTAGTCATAGCACGGTTTTTAAGACTAGCTCTAGCCCCAAACCAAGCGTTGTGCATAGCAGCGTCACGGTCATGACCCCACTTATGGTCAACTACGTAAGTAAGAGCGTTTACCGCACCCCACCACGTACCTTTAGAACTAGCCATATTAGCTCCAGGTTGTTGCTCAAGAGCCTCGTAAACCTTGTGCGGAGTACGTTGAAACTCTTCTAACGTTCTAAGTCTAGACTCAACAAGTTCAACTTCATCTGACTTACTATTTTCTAAACGTATCTTTTCTTGTAAGGCGAGTTTAGGTTGTAGTAGGTCAGCAATATAACTAACTACAGTATTGTCATCATACTTTTTACTACTTAAGAACTCAGCACTCTGCTTGTATTCTTCAAGGCGGTCACTAGCCAACCCTAAAGCCTGCTCGGCAGAAATAATAAGTTCAGTATCAAATACTTTAGTATGTGGCATTTTAAAAGCAGGTTGAGTTTTATCAGCTAACGCCATAGACAAAGTATTATTACAAACCACACGGACAGGCGTAAACCTAATCTCGTTAGACTTACCCCACTCATGGGACACGGACACTAGTAAGTAGCCCTCAATGCGGTCATCACCTGCTAAGGTAAAGCCGTCATTAATTTCAGCTAACCCCCATATCTGCCTACCACCACGTAAAGAACCAGCGGTGTGCATATTCATATCACCAGCGTCTGTAAACTTTTTAAAGAATGTAAAAGCCTCAGCGTTCTGAGTGGGTATGAACCTTTTACCACAAGGTCCTAAGATACTATTATCACTGTCACGTACTAGCATGTAGTGATCGTCAGACATAATAAGGTCGTCAGCTTGTTCACTGTCTGCATTATTATATGTGAATATATTACGCTTACTCACTGACCAATCAAGGTTAGCTTGTTTAAGCATTTCTTCTGGGGTAAGGTCGCTACCGACCTGTACACCTAGCCCATGCCAAGGTACTTCCCCAGCGTAAGCCATAGTCTCAATATTATGAGCCATAATTTTCTCCTATAAATGCCTAGCAACTATTTACTAGGTACTTATAGTTTACTTAGATTTACTAGTGATTAAAGGATGATCTAACTATTCTTAAACTTTTTAACCATCTCTCTTTTTTGTCTGGGGAGGTAGTCTTCCCAACACCTAATAACTATCAGTTTCTTTTCGACTTCTGAATAGCTATTCCATTCCCTAATCTCTGTGGCAGTCCTACCACATCCTTTACAGGTACGAGTGCCCCACTGAGTGACAGTACAAATACCAATGCAAGGGGAGTCATGAAGAGAAGTAGTTTCATGCAATAACTTTTGTGTCATTCTTACTCCTTATGAGACGAATATCATGGCTTGACAGCCAATCTCTCATGAGTCTATTACGTTCTATTGTACTAAGAGTAGTATCATTTAGTAAAGTATTATATTTTTGAGTATATCTTCTATATCCTTCGTAATAATCTCCTTTACCTATTTCGTTGAACCGTACTATTTGCCAAACTCTTTGTTTGGTGAGTCCGTATTTAGTTCCTATTTCTTCAAGTGTGTACTCAGAGTTAAGACACAACATAAAAATTTCAAAATATTTTTTTCTTAATCTATCTTTATTACTTTTCATTAAAGTACTCCTTGTAGTCAGTAATAGCTTCACCCCAACTGACACCTACCTCAGCGTCAACCTTATTAGGTACAACTAACGGCACACACTCTGCCATAATTTCTATAATTTTTTCACAGGTTTCTTTTGAGTCAACTGATATATCAAGCTCATCATGCACTTGAGTATGAGCTAGAATACCCTCTTTATAGAGTTCAATCATTGCTTTCTTAGTCATGTCTGCTGCTGAGCCTTGTATTAATCTATTCATAGCTTTATAGGTATAGGCTCTTTTAATATGTGACCCCCATTTTTCTTCAGCTTCTTCACGCGGTAAAGGTAACTGACCAAACTCACCTGAAGGCTCAAACAAATTAAACCGACACTTACGTCCTAACACCGTAGTAATAAACCCACGGTTAGCTCCTAACCTAGCACATTGATCTCGTAAGCCTTTTATAAAAGGTACGCGGTTATGGTAAGTGTCGAATAGTATTTCTGCTTCGTCTGGTGATATGTCTAATTGGCGTATGAGTTTATCTTTACCCATACCGTAGCTCAATCCTAAATTAATTATCTTAGCTTCTTTACGACTTATATTAGCCATATCCGCCACAACCTGATGAAAGTCTGCATCTTTATTTCTATACGCATCAGCAGCGTCTGCAGCACCTTCCTGCTCAGTTTTATATGCGTAGTGTACGGTAAGTCTAGGCTCTTGTTGAGAGTAGTCAAAAGCACCCCAGTGCATACCTTGCTCTGGTACAAAAATACTTCTTATTAGAGGTCCTATGTAATCGTTACGTGCTGGTACTTGTTGAAGGTTAGGGTTACTACTACTAAATCTACCAGTAACCGTACCACCACCGTCAGAACGCAAAGGATGTAGTTCCCCATGTATTCTACCTTTAACATTATGCTCTAGAATCATTTTATCTATAAACGTAGTTCTAGCTTTATTAAGTTGCCTAGCTCTAGCAATATCTTTAGCTAACTTATGGTCATGACCTTCTAGCCAATTAGAAGTAAAACTAGGTGCGTTAGTTTTCTCTGTCCTAGGATAACTAAGCCCAGCTCTATCAAACACAGTAGCTACAGAAGCAGCAGCCCACAGGTCGGGAGTTATACCGTATTCGCTGTGTATGCCTTTGAGTATTTTTTCTTCTTCGATTAAAAGTTTTTTACCTATCTGCTCAGCTTTATTTAAATCCACAGGTACGCCCTGCCAACGCATGTCTAAAAGTATAGGTATTAAAGAAGTTTCTAGTTTG